ATCATTATATCCACCCTTACCTACAAGTTTAGTTGCCCAAGGATGTAATTTTTTTATTGCATTAGATGCTTCTTCTAAAAAGTGTTTGAATGTCTTCATTTGTAAGTATAATCTCCAGTAGATGTATCTAACCGTTGTTTTACTTCTGGATTAGGATTAAAAGATCTCCAAGTTTTGGGGTTATTCTTAAAATAAAGTTTCACTTCTGGTTCCTTAAGAAATTGTTTTTTTAAGGATTCATTACCTGGAACATTATCCATAATATCATTAGGATACCTCTGACCACTTTGTAGACCATGAATTGGTGGTCCATCATGACCATAAGACCATTTACCTGGTTCCTTTTCTTTACCTGATCCAAATGGAGTAACAGGAATTTTTTTTATTTCTTCGGAAAATTGATTAAATGTTTTCATGCGTAGTGCATACTCCTATCTTTCTTTTTATCCTTTAATTTAGAGCCTCTCTGGCGTTTTTCACCAGTTTCTCCATAACCATCTGGATGCTTACCTGCTTTCTCCTTTCCTAATCCTTCAGATTTTTTACCACTCTTATCAGTATAATGTAGTGTTGCTTTTTTATCTGGTTTCTTGGTAATAACAGATTCCTGACCGTGTTTGCGACCAAGTTTTCTCATAGTTTTGCCAAACTTACGTTTTGACATACCTTCTGGTTTAGTAGTGGAATATGAAACTTCACTAGCATCAGATCCATCATCATACTTATACTTACCAGTTGTTTTCTTGTAACCAATACCCTTTTTCTTTAGATCCTTTTCAAGACCTTTTCTCTTCTTACGGTTCTTACCTTCATCAGATCCACGATCTGCAGAGATGTGACCAGTATCTTTATCTTTAGCATTACTTAATTGTCTTGCTAAACCACCTTCACATAGTTGTAGAAATTGTTGAAAAGTTCTCATTATGCTAATGCAATTGCTCTGAAGTCCTTTAATCTAACTGGAATACATTCGTTTGTAGATGTCATCACTATTTTGATTACAAATCCATCAAACTGTTCCAAATCATTCATGGTGAATTGATATTCTGAGAAATCATTTACCCCATTTGATTTAACTAAGGCATCTGCTCTACCGTCATTCAATCCAATATTTATAATATCATCACCAAATCCATCACCATCAGTATCAATTAGATTTTTATATCCAGGGAATGGTCGATATGTTTGAGCAACTTCACTAGAATCAGCAGTAAATAACCTATAGAAAACTCTAAAGTCTGCTTCTGGTCTAGCATTAGCAGCAACAAAAACTCTTAAAGAAGATGCTGGTTGTTTTAAATTAACTTTTTTAGATACAAATAATGAACCATGAGGATCTTCATCTAATGATCTAGTCTTAGTATCTGTAACATAATCAGATATTGGACTGTTAATCTTATTTCTACCTAGAACAAAGGATGCATATTTTGAATCTAATACTGGAGATAAATTCTTATCTTGTGATGTCATATCAATTTTTAATGCTAATGATTTATTTCTAGGTAATGTTGATAACCTTAATGATTCATTAGTTTTAGATGCCACCAATCTTGGTGTTGGGAAGAATGTAGTCTCATTTAATATAGTTGGTTCAAATCCTTGATCAATAAAGGAAACTTCATTTCCACCAGCACTTGTTCCACTAATAGTTCTAACTGAAGTATTAACGAATGTTCCTTTACCAGGAGTAATTGCATTAAATTGTGCAGATAATGAACTAAACTGATGATTTTGAGATACTTTAGCTGCCTTTCCACCTACTGCTTTATCACTAGTAAAGCATAATAGTGCAGGATTATCAGCAACATTTTCACTTCTAGGACCACTTCCTCTTTCAATCTCTAAGAAATAATTATCAATATTAGATTCATTTCTTAAAGTAGTATTGGATGGAACGTTTATAGTACTGTTAATACCAACTAATGGGAATCCATTTATTTGATATGGTTGAATAGAAACACCTAAACTGTGTCCTATCGCTGTAGATCCACCAAGTCCCCTATCAACTATAGTAAGTTGTCCTGTTCCTACAACATAAGAAACAACTTCACTTTCTATTAAGGCATCACCCCTATCTGTAGCAATACCTGCAAAATTAATAAATGGTGAAGTGCTCGCAACAGATACTAAAGTATCACTTACACTAAATTGACTAGTTATTTCAGTTGATAATGAATCTGGTTCTATTCCTTGCAATTTAACTGCATTATTAGCACCATGATGTGCGTGATTATATTGTATAACTTCAATAACATTACCAGTATTTAAATCACTTACTAATTCGGAATCACCACTCACTTTAGATGGACCAGTACTTACTTGTCTCTGATCATTATTTGCTCCATAATGAACAAGATTTGCACCATTTTTAAATGTTGAACCTTGAACATCTGTTAATATAATCGTATCTATAGTTGTATTAATACTTACAACTGAGAACTTACAACCACTACCTCTCACATATTCAGAACCAGCAGGATCAGGAATTAAAACATCACCAACAGCATATCCACTACCAGCAGTTATATTAGTAATATCAGTAATTTTTCCTGTTGCGTCATAAGTAAGAGTTGCTGTTGCTCCAGAACCATCACTAGTTAAAGATTTAAGTGGTACAGAACCTTTAGTTACAGCATCTGGATTAGAATTATTCTGATTTAAATATTGATATCCAGTTCCACCCATAACTATTTGTGGTTGTGTTGATACAAGAATAGGACCAAGTATATTTTCAATTACACCTGTTACACTTCCATCTTCTGGATCTGTAGCAGCACCTGTGCTCATCTTTCTACCAACTACTATAGGATCAGTAGCAGTATCAAGACCAGGATCGAGTTTAACCTTTAATTTTCTAGGTAAAGTTCTAATTGGGTTGTCAGGTAATACTTGTGTATTCTCATTACCAGGTTCAACTGGACTGTTATAGAATGTAACTGTACCAGAATTAACAAATTCTGCTTTATATAACTGGAATGTTAAATCTTGATACTGACTTGGTGTCCAAATAGTACCATTCTGAGATTTAAATAAACTACCTCCAATATATTGCTTAGTATGAACAACACTTTCAACATCAGGTAGAGTTGCGGTTCTAACCGTTTTCTGACCCATAGTTGAGACCCACATCTCATACAAGTCTGATGCTGGAGATAAGAAAACTATTGCATATTCCTTACCACCTTCTAAAAAGACTGGTGATGGGAATTTAATATTTGTTGCTATAGATGCATCAATAGATGTTGTAATATCACCTGGATTTAATGAAACCTGTGCATAATCTTGTACTAGGAAATTAGTTGGAGTTCCCAACTCAACATCTCTAATCTCAACAAATACTTTAGCTGCTGGATCCTTACTTGCAAAGTAAACATCAACAGAAGTTAAGAACATACCAGTTTCATCGACCCTGAAGGATTGTGCTAGAGGATCCCTATAAGGAGCTTCTACTCTTACAGTCTCTGATGTGCTATTAACGTTTACAGTAGTTGTAGTCTCATTAGGTCTTTGTGGAGGTTCGGGTGGATTTCTAACTCCAACTGTAGATGTTTGTTGAGTTAAAATCGTTCCAGTAGAATGGTATACACCAGTAGCATCACTTGCGAGTGCAGTACTTCCAGGTAATGTTACTGTTCCTGGAGATGTAGCAGTCAACTTAAATGTTTTTGTTCCCGTTCTGAATAAAACAGGTGGCATAGGTGTTTGGTTTGCATTTCTTAAGAAGAAAGTTCCTAAAATATCTCCCCAATTATCTGCCATTAATGATGCATTTGTTATAATTGCACTTGCACCACTAGATTCTCCAACAACTGAACAACCCTCTGTCACATAACCATAATAAGATTCGTCATTCGCTAAAGAAATAACATCAACATTAAGTAATTTTGAGGTGGATGAATACCCATTAGATGGTGCAGGTCTTGTTCTATCAAATATATCAACTTGATAATTTTCTACACTTCCATTTAATACATTAATTCCACTTGGTTCTCCCATAGGAACTGCAATTACACTTGCATCTCCATACTTATGATCTGGAGCCATTACTCTGGCTTTACCAATTTCTTTACCATTTCTAAGTACTATTACAGTTTCATACTTGGTAAATGTTCCAGATATCATTTCAATTTCAGTTACCTTTGGAAATACATCAGGAATTCCACTATCAAGATAACGATAATGTTTTGTAAATGGTTTTAGTCCATTTCCATTAAATGCAACGTTCCTAGAACGCATGAATGGATCTGTTGCACCACTTATTTTAACACTTTCAACATAATCAAACTCTCTAAGAGGTTCAATTGTATTAGTAAATGAAGTTTCTACTGAATGAGTTGTAGTAGTTGTGGTTGTGGTTGTAGTATCAACGTGATTACCGTCCCACCATCCTGGTCCTGGTCTGTCTTCTGGTGTAACTTCTTCTTGAGTTACATCAATATCAGTATCAACTGTAGTTGTATCTGAAACTATATTTGCTTGCTCTGCCCAAGTTGCTCCAGTAGATTCTGTTCTATTATTATCAATATAAATCGTTCTAGTCCAGTTATCTGATGGTGGATCTAAAATAACACTACCAGCAAAAACAATAACGTTGAATGGGTTAATATTTTCAACTTGAGTTGCTTGAAGGTTCTTAATTTCACTAGCAACTTCATCATATTTTAATGTAATTAGATCTCCAGTTTTCTGGCAATTATCATCAAGTAATTTTAAATTTGCACTTCTATCAACTATAGTATCATCTATAGATGGATCAAATGCCAAATCTGCTTTTAGTGACCAAAAATCAACAGCACTAATAAGTTCTTTATTAGCAACATTAACATCACATCTAGAACCCTGTGTTCTATTGAAGTTTATAAAGTTTCTATCTTTGAAATCATTTACTACAAATCCAGTCTTAAACCTGTTTAATCCATCAGCATCATTAACTTGTAATGACTTAGTATCTAATTCTAATGCAGTAAGAGATGTCATAACCTCAAGGTTATCAATTCTCTTTTCAAGATTACCAATATCTCTCATGGTAAATCTTCTATTATCATATAACTTGATCTTTGGACCTCTTACAGGATCATATAAGTATGGTGGAAGCGTTATCTGTGCTACTTCCATAGATGGACCAAGCTCTGTAGGTGGTGCAGGATTATCTGCAGAAACACCTTTAATTAGTTTTACTTCTTCAAATTTATTAATAACTAATTTGTCTATTCTAGGTAGATAGTAAGTATATCCAAGAGTAGAACTTTCTTTTGGTGCAACAACATATTTTGTTATTGATTCAAATACTCTATTATTAAAATCAAATGGAGATCCTGAAGTTAATGTTGGATTAAATGGTTTAACTCTAGGTCTAAAATCTAAGATATCAGTTCCTCTATCTCTTGCCACATTTGGAACATCGGTAGTATATCTATCTTTTGTATATGAATTGGCTGTAAACACATCTCCAGTTTCTGTAGATTGTGTTTTATAGTAATCAAAAATAACTAATAATCTATTTGAAGGAACAGATGAATTTGATTTTCTAACAATAGTAGAATAATCACTATATTGCTTCTTATGACCTTTATTCAAATTATAATTTGAAGTCCTATTTACATAGTTACCCGCAGTTATTCCTTGTAAATTGGTTGTAATATTACATTCTTTAAATGTTATTGATTCACCTTTAGCAAAAGTATTGTCATTTAGATATACAAATTCAATCTCAGTTGCTGATACCCTATTAACAACTTGACCAATTGCTCTACTTGATTTACCTACAATTTTTTCACCTACAACTGTATTTGTATCTAAGGCTAAACCAGAAACAAAAGTCAATCTATCAAGAGATGGTAAACTCTTATCCTTTGATTCATATATTGCATGAATTTTAACAACGTCTGGAACGTTTAATGATATTTCTTTATCCTCAACTCTCAATCCATAGAATTTATTTGCTGTTAAACCACTATTAGTAGATACACCTACCATTCTAGTTACATCTAACTTAGAACTTCTAACATAATCTTTAGATTTAGTTGTCAGTCCAATTTTCTTCAGAGTTACATTTACAGTACAAGGAGAATTTTTAGATAATCCATTAAAGGAAATATTATTACCAGAATTTGTTATTACAACCTGATCTTCACTTAAAGTTTCTGTAGTTCCATCATTATAATGAATAGAATATCTTTCTTCATCATATGCTTCAAAGAAAGCACTTGTGATGCCTGAAGCAACATCAAATACGTCAGAACTATCAATATTTAAAGTATTACTACTTGGAGTTTTACCTGTTACTTGCCTATGAATTATTAAAGTAGAATTTGAAAGATTTACTGCAGAAACATTTGTTTTTGGTAATTTAGCATATAATCCAGAATTAGATAGATTAATAATCTTAGGTACTTTAAGACGGAATATATTAGAAGTAGATAAACCCGCAATAATTTTACCACTATTAACACCAGGTATAGTATTAACAGGTGCTAATGACATAGATGAACCATCTGCTGATATAGAAACAACTCTATTATAAGTTTGATCTCCCATATTTGTAGAGTATCCTACAATAGAATCTGTCTTTACACCAACTTGCCCTGAAAATCTTCTACGAGGAGATGTTGCACTTGCACTATTACCGTTTGCAGCACCACTAACAATTAATGAATCAACAATTGAAAAATTTGGTAATATTTTGTCATATAAAACAGTATCAGCACTAAAATCACCAACTAATGTAGCATTTAAACCATTAGAATCTTGATAAACTGATTTAATATCTTCTGTTGAATAAGCATTAACCTTAATTACAGATGAATTAGATGATTTAGTTTCTTCATTAAATATCAGTCTTTCTCCTTCAATAAATGTTCCAGTTGTTTGGTATACATTAATTTCAGATTGATTTGTTGTATTACCGAGAGTATATTCTGCAACATAGCCTATTGCACCACTACTAAGTCCTCTAACACGACTTGATTCTGGAACAGTTACTGCAATATCTGCACCTGGATTGGAAATTTGCAATATTTGATATGTTTGTATATCGTACATTGCAAGATCCCATTCAGTAGATCCACCAATATATCCTGCTGACGATAAACCAAAAGAATATACACGAGCATCACCAATCTTAATAGCACCACTAGGTCCAGCACCTGGATTAGTCGCACCAATATCCTTTCTTCTGTTATAAAGACCAATAACATTAGCGGTACTTCCACCAATATTCACCCAAGGAGTGTTTGAAACATTATTAACTTTTAGAATACTTCCCATTCTAAATGGAACTAATGCCTGATTTATTGTCTTCGTATCTCTTGGTTTATCTACATCTAATACTGTAGTTCCTGGTAATGTTACATCAAATCCTCTAACATATGCCTTACCTGGAGACAACTTAACACACATAGTGTCTTCTGAAGGATCATTACCTTCATCAGTCTTTTGATTTTCTGTGTATAGTCCATTTGAACTAATTTCATCATTTAAAGAGTTCTGAATATTAACTCTAAATGGATTTACTGCATAGTTTCCAGATTCATCATATGTTCTCTTAGCAAAATACTTCTTAATTTCAGAATATACTGAAGTATCTTGTAATTTTTTAATTTCACCATCTCTAACTCTAATTAATTCTACAAAATTAGTATCTTCAAAATCTAAAAGTGCCTTTTTAGTTAATTTGGCAGTTATTTGGAATCTATCAGCACCAGGTGCTGCATAATTAGTGAATCCTTTTGCATTATCATTTAAAGATGAATCATCATTTGCAGTAATAACAGTTTCAGATATTTCAAGACCAACTCTATATGATGGCTTATTTGAATATGGTTCAAGAACCACAACTGATTTTGAAACATTTACAAATGTTCCTCTTACAAAATAAACACCATGATCAACACCTGCTGAAGATCCAACACTAGTAGCACTTTCAGACAATACTGTTAAAACTGTTTCACCAGCATTTAATGTAGTATTTCCATAAGTAATATTCTCTTCAAGTGTTAGAATTTCTTCATTAGGAAATGCAGTACTTTCAGAAGTAACACCAGATTCTGTATATTTTACAAAAAGTGTGATATCTTCTACACCTTCATCTGGTGGTAAAAGATAATTTTTTATAGTTGCAACTACCTGAGAATTTTGACCACGAACTTTAGTTCCTTTTCCGTTATTATTATTAACTAAAGCATCAAGATAAATTGATACATCAACCCCAAGGTGATCTGGATTTACCTTTACTGAAAAATATGTACTATCGTATGTAACTGCTCCTGGTATAACCATAGAGCCTTCTTTGAATATATGACTTCCAAAAGATTCTAGTTGATTTTGTAATATCGACTGAAGACTTGTTAGTTCTCTTGCTTGAACTGGAAATCCTGGTTTAAACAGAACTTTATAATAATTATCTTCCTTATCAAAATCATCGTAATAAGGACTTATATTTAAATTTGTCTTTTGTGGCATTTTTCTTTAGAATTCCAGGATGATTTTGACGTCTTCTTTTTGTCTCTCATTACGAGCAATCAAAGGTCTATTGTCTATGTAAACAATCTCCCCTGATCCTTTATTTATCTCTGGATTGGATAACCCATTTGAGAATGTAATTCCCAAATCAATTAATTTAGTTCCAGTTGGATTTGTAGTTATTCCACTAAATGCAGTATCAATACTTGCAGAGAAATTAGAACTATCACCTTTTACTGCATTTGAGGATGCTTCAAAGGAATAAATTGCACCTGAAGTTGATATACCAGTATAATCTGTTTGATTATTAAGTGGAGTAGTGAAATTTAAAGAACGATCTCTAAAGTATTTCATAACTTTAGTATCTTTATCATATGAAGCAACATATGCTTGAGCAATTCGCCCAGATGCTAATAGTTGAGTTATACGTTCACCAACTTTAGGTTCATCACCAGAAACAGTACTAAATTTAAACGCATTTAAAGATGAAAATGTTGGTTCACTATAAGTATTAGCGGTTCCAACCTGTGTTGGATTTTTAACTATACCAACTTGTGAAAATTTAGTATCAGATGGAAAATCCTTTGTAGAATCATCAAATCTTGCATATATCAAAACCCTATCAGTACCCAACTCCTTATACAGATCATATCCATGACCTAAAGATGGTGGTATAATTGGTATAAGTTTTGCTCTCTGATTCGATGGATGAGCAGCATCTTGTAATGCACCTAAGTCAATTAGACCATAAGTATATCCAGTTCCACCAGAACTAACAGTAGCGTTGGTTATTTTTCCACCCACTACATCAACCCTAGCTTTACCACCAGTACCATCACCTAATATGTCAACTTCTTGACCTAAACCATCTGCATATTTACCACCTGCATCTTCTATGTAAATAAATTTTATTTGGTTTCCGTTAAGGGTAGAATTTCCATTTTCTCTAACTGCTTGAATCTGAGAATCTGTACTTGTTGACCAATTATTCGGAACAGTAATATATTCAGTTGAATCAAATTTCAATATATCTGCAGGAGAAACTGTAAATAGATACTTCCAAACATATCCATCACCACTAGTACCAGCTCTAGAAGGTTCTAAATCAGTAAATGTTGGTTCATCTTGAGAAATGTTTCCAGATTGATTATCACCACTAGAACCATTTGAAATACAAATATACACTTTGAACTCGGAGTTCATTACATAATAACTTGCACCATATAATCTACTAGAATCGTTTATTGGACTCTGAGCACCTGCTTCAGTTGAATAATCATCACGATACATTTCATATTTCTTACCAGCAGTCCAATCTATTCTTCTAACAATTCTTCTTATGTTGGCAGAAGCAATTCTCTTACCAAACATCATAGTATCACCCACATGAGCATTACTAGAAAAACTATCAAGAGGTTTTGGTGTTGAATTCGTTTTATTCCAATCACTGGATCTACCATATCCAACACTCACGCTAGGTGTTGGAGTTCCTGTTGGGTTTGGTAAACCAATAAAAACGTAATACGAATTTTGATCTGCTTCTACTGATTCAACAAAATTATTTGCGTTCAGAATTCTAAACTGATCAGTAACAATTGCTGGCATGATTATTAACTAAACTTTTTTTCTTTATTTATAGACATAATTTTATAGTCCACTAACAGTTCTAATAGAACCAGTATTTCTTAATCCAAATTCAGAGTTCAAACCGTTATAATATCTTCTCTGTATTGTTGGATATGTAGATAATCCAGAGTCAACTGTCAACCCAGTAACTCCAATTGAGATTGGTGAAGTTGATCTAGTACCATTATATATTCTACCCCAAGATATAGTTCCTAAAGAAGTTGTTAATCCAATATTAGTTATATCATAGTAACCAGTTTGAGCAAACCCAGTAGTATTAGTTGTGCTTAAAATATCACAAGTAATTTCTGCTCTAAAATCGCTAAGTTGGGTAAATGTATGAACCTTGTAGATGTTATCTAAGAAATGTGTTCCGATAGCAACTACACTATTATCATGCCCGTCAACAGAAGTAACTCCACTTCCTATTGTGGTATCTTTTATTAATAGAGGATATCCAACTGCTAACTTATTAGCATTTGATTTATGTGAAGTAAAGAAGAACTTAAGTGCTTTAGTTCCTGCACCACCAGAACCTTGTGCCGTAGAAATTCCAGTAATAATACCCGTGTAACCTTCAACATTATCAAATGAGGTCATTTTCTCAGTTTGATATAGAGGTTTCTTGATAATTACTTGTGGTGGATTTGTATGAGTGTATCCTAATCCAATATTGTCTATTGTTATAGAATCAACTTTACCATCTACAATATTAGCAGTTGCTTCTGCAAATGTAGAAACTCCCACTTGAGCAAATTCATTCTTAACGGTTGTACCAATACCAACTCCTATTGGTGCTGCGATTGATAATGTAACTGCAGATCCAACATATCCACTACCAGATTCAACAATAGTTAATCCAGAAATATCACCTTTAGATGAAACAGTTGCAGTAATCGCTGCTGCTACAGAACTAGAAGATGACATTAATAATGCATCTATTGCTGTGATATTAACATTATACCTATCAGCAGTATCTAATGCAGGGTTAGTATCATCTTCATAGAAGAATGATTCTGCATCATCAACAAAGAATCCACCAATACCTGAATTTCCTGTAGTAGTATTAACATCACCAATAACTTTTGCAGTTGGGTAAATTTGTGGTTCAATAATTTCTCTTGCTTTAGAAATTAATTCTCCCTTAATAATCTTATCTTCTTTTTGTTTTGTCCAATCAAGAGGTTTAAAGGTAGATTCATTTATACCAACTCCCCTATAAAGTGTTGTTTCAACAAGATCAGATCCTAGAATGTCCTTAATAATTCTATCAGTTTCTTGATCAATAGTATCCGTGAACGCTGGATTTCTAGTGATATGAATATCATCACCAATTTTGATAGTTTCGTTAATATTAACTATCTCAACGTCAACACCATCTTCTCCCTTATAGAAGAATACATCAACCTTATCTTTTTCTGATGGTGCTTCTGTAAATGTAAATGTAGTTCCACCAGAGAACTGATATGCAACATTGGGCGTTTGCATAACACCATTCACAAATATTACTAGAACCGCATTTAAATCTATTGATTCTCCTAATGCAGATTCTTCATCCACTTCAAAACTTAATAGTTGACCATTTCTGAATAATGGGAACCTTGTTCTATTACCAGTTTGCATAGGTGAAATATCATCTATGAAATCTAATTCACCAAATTGCCAAGCAGCGAAGAAATCATTAAATGTTGAAACAACTTCAAGTTCAAACTCTTGTAATGGTTTTTGTAATCTCTTATCAACAACCAATCCTTGTGGTTTAAACTTATCACCAACAGAGAATGAATATCCAGCTCTAGCAATATCAAACTCTGAAATCTCAAACATACTTCTAGCAATTCCAACATTAGTTGTTGCTGCTCCAACATTAAGATTTAATAGTAAATTCTTACCAGTATCTTCCGTTTTACCAACACCCAATCTAGAAATACCAACAATTGGCATATTTTCATAAATTGGTTCTGGGGTTACTATAGTAGGATTTACATATTTTGCTCCTCGATTATTAATAGTAAAGTCTAAAGCACCACCAGTTCCTGCAGGAGACTTACCTACCTGTAATCTCATAGTGTTTATTGTTACTTTACCTACAGGTAAATCTGTATTATATGCTGGATCAGTTATACGTGGATACTGATGAACTGTTTGATAAGCATCTTGAGCACACTTGAATGATAAAGATCCTGTTACAATTCCAACATTAGCATTTGATTTTTGAATACATCCAGATACAGTCTTAGCAGGTACAAATGTATGTGTAAATTGAGATGCAGATGGACTTGGATTTACATTAACCTTAAATGTGTTAGTTGTTGATGCATAGATTTCAAGCCACTTTCCACTTGCATAATCAGTTGGTCTTGGATATCTGTGTTCTGTTTGATTGTTATCCTTTGTACAAGTGAATGTTAATCCATAATCTTCAATTAGAATCTTATCTCCAATAGCATATCCGTGTCCTGCTTTAGTTAGAGTTAGATTTCCAGTATTCTTAACATAAGATGCATTTGTTGGTGTTATGGTGGAAGCACCACTAACTCCATGATTATTACTAATAATAACCAATTCACCAGTTGCTGGATCATAATTTGCACTACTTGCTGTTGTCGTTCCATATGAAACGGTAACACCATCTTTTTGATGTGGAGCACCAACATTAACAGTTACTGTAGTTCCAGTTATAGCAGTAATTGGTAATGTTGTATTATATGCTGGATCAGATGTTCTTGGGTAAGAATGTAATGTTGCGTGATCATCAGCATCACAAGTAAAGATAAGTGCTTTAGGTGCAATTGTTAGTGTATCGCTAGTAGTATAACTATGAGATCCTATTGTTAATTCTAATACTCCTGTTTCTGGATCATAGGTAGCATCAGAAACAGATTTCTTTGTAGTACCAATAGTGATAGCATCCCACTTCTTAGTACCTTTAAAGATATGAGTTCCAATAGAATTTACAAACTTATGCTTATTTGTTGCAACTTTAGTGCTAATAATAGCACCAGTTCCTCCTCCACCACCAGATCCAACATTAATGGTAACAGTGTTATTTGTAACACCTTCTATTCCTAATGTTTGTCCTGCAGCAGGATCTGTAGAACGAGGATATGAATGAATACTATCATGATCATCTCTAGAACAAGTAAAGTTTAGAGATCCTGTTCCAACAGTAAGTGTATTTGATGCTCTTGTAATTGCAGTAAGTGCTGCAGCTTGTCCAGGAACATATGCGTGAGTGTAATTTCCACCAGTTTTTACTGCGTTAGCATTTGCACTACTAAATGTATGCCTTGCAGTATTTGTTGATGGTACTGTAGTCAAAGTTTGAATTGTGATTGTGTTATCAGTAACAGACTCAATCTTAATTGCAGTATCATAGAACGGATCAGATGCTCTAGGATATGCCTTCTCAGCTTGGTTATTATCAACATCACAAGTAAATTTAATTGATTCTTGATCAAGTTTGATACTAGTTCCTGGTTTTAATGTATGAGTACCAATCGTTATTTCCATCAATCCTGTTGTAGGATCATATTCTGCAAATGTTGGAGTAAATGTTACTTCTGAAGATGCTCCAACATTAATATCAAAAGTAAACTGTGTTACATTTGAAATAGTTACCCACTTACCACTTATTGGATCAGATGGTCTAGGGTAAGTATGATTAGTAGCATTACCATCCATACTACAAGTAAATGTGATTGAATTATCCTTTATCTTAACGTAATCACCATCAGAGAATCCATGACCGTTAGTCAATACACCTGCGGTAATTGTCATCGCACCGCTAGTTGGATTATATGTTGCATTAGCAATCTCTACTACATTTGCAGCAGTTAATCCGTGATTATCTCCTAAAGTTAATATTAATTCACCAGTAGATGAAATATAATCAACTGTTTCTGGAGTATACTGTGTACCAGTATTAGCAGTAATTGAATTTGTATTTGAAGAAACAAATTTATGTTCAAACTGTATATCAGTAACTCCGATAGAAACTGGATTTCTATATCCAGAACCAAATGTTAAATCATTATAGTATTCATATACACTTCCACCGCCATGATAGATGTGCCTAATAGAAGTTAAACCAACTTGAACTTCAAAAGTTCTCTCTGATATAATTCCAACTAGAGGTAATGCACCATCATGATCTTGGAATATTGATGTAGTAACTCCCACATATCCACCACCACCTATAGTTTCTACTGCGTCAGATGTTGCTGAAACGAACGTGTGAGCACCTGTATAGGTTGGTAATGTTCCTCTTAATACATTTACCTTAAATGTATTTGTCGTTACGTCAGAGATGTATAGGTACGTATCATGAGCAGGATCAGTAGCACGAGGATAGGTTTTAGGAGATGAAGGATCTTGAGCACAGGTGAATGTTAATGAATCAGTCTTAAATTTGATTGCATCTCCATTAGAAAGACCGTGATTATTAATCTGTAAGGTTAAATCTCCAGTAGATGCATTATATGCTGTTGAACCTGTAACAACTGGTCCAACAACATCAGTTGGACACTTAAATTCTAAATTTTGTAATTGAACTGTATTTGGATACCCTAAAGCAAATCCATGAACAGTATTAGTTGTAACTGTTATAATTCCAGTAGTATTATCATAAGCAGCAGTCTGAATACCAAGTTGATACTTAGATGAAGCACCAATTCCAGTAATCTTATCAATAGAACCTGCAGCATATAAATTAATATTATCTTTTAGGTTTGGTTTAACATTAGCACCTACTAGTGGAGCATATCCAAGTCCAGGTGTGGATCCCATAGAAACAATCAGACCACCTCTTGGAAGTTGATTTTGATTAATATCAAAATCGGATTGCATAAATGTTCCATTTTCTGAACTAATTCCAGTAAATACAACACTAGAAATACCTGCAACAGAATCAGATTCTATTTCATAGTTATTACCTGCATTATTGAGTGTTAATGGTGTTTGGAATATACCATTAATGAATAAGATACCATTTCCAATACCAACCCCAGTTTCTGTATTAGCACCACCAACTGTCATAGTATAGGTTTTGCCTATTCCAGTAAACACATCAGAAACATCATCAAATACCATATTGGTATTGTAATTACTTCTTAAGAAGGTTCTACCACTAAATTCAGATCTTACATATGGTAAATTTGTATCATTTCTTCTTGTTCTTGTATTACCTTTTGGAGGATCCAAGAACCATACAGTACTATCAATAATATTAAATGATCCTCTATGCACTCTAGCAAGTGCTCCATCAGTATGTGTTGTTGCTGCTATACCTAAAGATCCTCTATTAACTCTCACAACAGGTAGAGTACAAATACCAAGGGCAACGTCAGTAGAATCATTAATAGTTCCTTCAGGTAAACTTGAGAATCCTACCTGTTCAATCTTCATATACTCAGGTCCAACCTTCAATACATCTCTTGGTTGAACAGAACTAATTCCACTAAGAACAAATTGTGATGTTCCAGCACCAATAGCACTATCGAGAGTGTGCTCAATTGAAGTAAATGTAATTGGTTGTTGTACAATTCCATCCAAACCAATAACTGTTTTGGATAGTTTCTTAGTCATATCAAGTTTATGGGCATTACCCTCACCAATCCCAGTAAATGTTATTGCAATACCAGATGAAATATATTCTTTTCTACTGAATAATTTAAATTTATTTTCATCAGTAACTTTAACAAATACAGTTTCTGGTAAAATATCAGTTGTAATACCAGAAGTATTAGTAGTAGATCCTATCGATACTGCAGTAGATCCAACCCCTACAAATGTTGATCCTGGAGTATATGTTAATTGTTCATTATTGTTATAAAAATGATTTGGTATTGTAAATTCACCAGTCACTTTATTCAATTGAGTTGTATCAGCAGGATTGAATATCTTAGTGTAAATTGGTACTTCTTCGTGCTTTAAATCAAAATTAACTTTATTTGCTCTGGTTCCATTTACACCATCATATGCAGATAATAGTAGACTCTTCTCTGTAGGTCCAATAAGTAAAGAAGATGGAGTATTTTGGAAATCATTTATTGTATTGAATACTTCACTATATGCTTGAACTTCAATTAAATCTGTTTGTGAGGGATCTGGATAGAAGTTAATATCAATATTATTTCCTGATGTAACTGCTCCAATCGTACCTAATCCACTATTAGATTGTCCTGTGAATGGATATTGTATAGTAGTTGCAGTACCATCATCTTGCATAACAACTGTTTGATGTATAGCAGATTCAGTATTGCTACTAACTCTTACAAGAGATTTAATTGAACTATCAATTCTCTTATCAATTCTAGAAACTAATATTGGTGTTGAAGTACCTGTATGATAAGTTGATTCTAATCTAGCACTTCTCTCAGCACCTACAGGTTGTCCAGGAACTGCATATCTATATGTTCCTACTCCGATAGGTCCATTATTATCAATTGTTGCACCCAAACCAACAATATTTGCACTTACGTTGATTGCTCTCTTTGTACTATTTTCACATTCAAAGTAAATTGAACCCGAATCATATCTTGCAGTTAAAACACCAACTTGAGATGCACTATATGAAATGTTTAATGTATCTACATAAGTTTCTGCATAGAAGATATTTGTTCCATCAAAGTCTACTATTATTTCACCATAGTTGATCTCTTTAGTGATATCATCCTGAACCAATACATCAGCAAAGAATCCGTTAAAGTCTGAATCTGAGAATTGTGCTATAGTTGTTGTTGTAAATCCACTAATATTATTATTAGTATCTGTCTGTGCGATTGCAACTTTGACATTTACACCAGTTAAATCAATCTGTCCTATTGAGGTTGATTCATTTTTAACTGCATTAGTAATAAACTCTGTTTTAAGAATCTTAATATCATGATCTCTATCATACTTCTCAGTAGGTAAGAAGTTTAATGACTTTCTTTGGAATGCATCAGATGTTGCTTCAAAATTACCCAACCTCATATTAGTGAAATCTGAGTATTTCTCAACCAAAATTGCATTATTTGTGGTTGTTAATACTGCTAATTCTGATAACTGTATATCAAGAGTGTCTGCATCTGTTATTTGTACCACATATTTCGTAAAGTTACCATCTACTTCTTCTAATTCAGTAAATACATCTTGGAATCCCTTACTTGAGAATTTTCCACTAATATCATCATGAATTAAAACTCTATTTGACTTACACTTAGTAAAATCAGTTAATTTTGTATTCTGGAATGTTGCAAATTTTGATTTTATTGGATTTAATTCAGGTCTAGCATCATAATCTCTTCCAAAATCAAAGTTATTGATTGTATCAACTCTCTTATCATTCATAAGATCAACAACTATCACAGGTGTTGCCTGAATAGTTGTACCAATACCAACATTAACAGCAGATGTTATTCCAACATCAGTAAAATTCTTAAGTCCTGCTGGATGAACTAATCTATTAACAGGATTGACTAAAGTATCCCAAGGAACTGGACTCTTAATAGAATATGATAAATTTTGATAATAATCATTATTTGGAATAACTTGGAAATCTTCATTTAATTTTCCAATATTATCACTCCAACCATAGTCCTGACGATTAGAATAGTCTACTACAAATTTTGCCCTATTACCAACAATATTGGTTACAGTTGCACTAATATTGGTATTAGAACCCTTTATTCTGTCTCCTATTTTAAGTTCATAATTACCATCAATTTTTATAAAATCTTCTCTAGATTCTACTATAACCAATCCCCTTTCAATAAAAGTATTACCCTCTTCAACAAGAACACTTTCGTTAACTAGTAATAATCCTCTTTCTTGAATAACTTCAAATACAGGATAATTCTTTCTATTAATAATATTTGCATAACCAGATTGATAAGTCTTAGCAATACCAGGATTAGTTGTTAATCCAGCAACGCTATACTTTAGAACAGCAGGATTTGAATTTGTATAATCATCAACTTTAAAGAATCTATATTGATAATTTGCTGAGTTATATCCATCACCACCTGTAGCAATACCAGAAGAATTTGTATTGGTTTGTGTTCCAATACCTGCTTCACCAAATAATTCAACACCCTCTACAAAAATCTCATCTCCAGTTGCAAATGGTGGGTTTACAAATCCATTTATTGGAGTTTCTAGAATACAAGTAACTATTCCAGATCCACCACCAGTCATAGAACTAATTCCAACACCATTAGAGTTGTTAATAGTAACAATTCTATGATTTACTGATTTTAATCCTTGAATAGGAGCAACAATATTAATTTCAGATATTGATTGATGAGGGGTACTTGCTGTTAATGATGTTTCATCTACAACAATATCACTTTGTGGATCATACACCACAACATCAGGTGCAGAAAGATATTGATTACCACCATCTATTACATTAATACCTTTAATAGAATCTACATCATCAATTCTAATTACTGGAGAAACAAATGCTTCTGGACTTAAGGTTTTATCTGATGGATATTCATATCCAATATCAAGTATTCTTACATCCTTGATTCTAGCAATTGATGTTGAAAGTGCTACTATATTCGCATTCTTTCCATTTAAACTAACAACATTTTCAAATTTTGGAATCTTTTTATAATTTTGCCCCTTAGATATTACTTTTATATCCTTAATAGCACCAGAAACAGTTTTAGATTGCGTTGAATATTCTATTATTTCGCACTGATCTGCTTGATATGAAAGAAGTTCTGGTATTTTTGTTGGGGAAACTTTATAAGTATCTGAAGTTATACCAAAGATCTTATATTCACCACTATAAGCACTATCTACAAATTTAATTTCGGAATAATTTGCAACTAGTGGATCAGCAGTACTAATATATCCACCCTTTTCTACTGCATAATACAATTGAGTTGGTGTTGTTTTTGAAAATGCAATGGATACGGTTGACGTTGTACCAACTCCTACAGTTCCTACACCAGAAATATTAAAGTTGCTACTATCTTGAGAACTTATAAATTCATTTTTAAATTCTTTATCGTAGAAGAATTTTAAAGCATATCCTGTTAAAGAAGTATCAGAAACGTTAAATGATAGTTTTGAGTTCTTAGATACCTTTAATTGTGGATTAATTAAAGATAAACTATGGTCTGTTCCAGCACCATCAAAGGTTGAGAAACCAACTACTCTTGGCGGCTTACTTTGTACATCTTTTAGAGTTTCTCCTAAGTGTATTTCATTTGAACTTACTTCATAAACATAATAACAAGGATCAGTTAATCCACTAGGTGCTTGATTAGTTTCATAAAAAACTCTATCACCAGTTTTATACCCATGATCAGGAATAGTAATCTTAGAATTCCAAGCATCAAATCCAGTAGAGCTGAATCCAATTTTATTAACTAATAATTTTTGGAATTCGTTGTTGAATGTTAAACTTAATGGTGCTGTACTACCAACTCCAACAACTGTATTTGGAATCACATTTAGATTAACAACATCAAAATTACTCAAACCATGAGTGCTAGTGGTTGCTGCTCCTATGTCTGTAGTTACTGTTGCAGTAATTCTATCAATATCACCAATAACTTGAGCATGATTTGATTTTAAAAGATATTCAGAATCATCAGATCCATTACTATGGAAGTATAATCCTTCACTTGTGCTACCAATTGATGTTCTTTCAGTTACAAGACCAATATAATTTTGCCCTTTATTAATTGCATACACTGTAAAAGTGTCTGTTGTTACATCAGGGAGGTTGAATAAATTATTGGCTGTAGTACCAATTCCAACAATTAATGATGTTGAAGTTCCTCTCTTAGTGAATGTTAATTCCTGACCATTACTAAATGGATGATTTGGTAGATATATTGATCTTGTTGGAATAGAAACTTCTTTTGTAGTTTCTCCAACAGTATAATTAACACTTATACCACCACCTTCAGTAACACCAACACCAACAGATTGATGAGCATTAAAGTAAATAAAATCATCATTTGTGGAAATAAACTTCTCAGTTTTAACTGGTATTGTTATATCGTTGTTTAAAACATCTAATTTCGATCCATAAGTATGTGCTATACCTACACCATACCTCTTAACTCTCAATATTGATCCTACATCATAGATATTGAGAACTTTAACAATCTCATCATCATTAATTTTTATAGATGAACCTATTGAAACTGTTTTTGGAATAGTATTTACATAAATGTCATCAATTCTACCAGTAACAAGTGGTTGATAGGTCATAGATTGAGCAAGACCAATAATATCTGTAGTAATTCCTATCTTAAATGAATCTGTAAGATTAACTATAGAACTACTTAAACCTGAAATAGAAACTGCATCACCATCACCCAATTCAAAGAATGGTGAAAATCTTGCTACAACTTGAGAAGAAGACTTCCATGTTAATACTGCATTTTCATATCTGATCAATTCAGTATCAATACTTGAAATACCAATACCTACTATTGTCTTAACTTGTCCTCTAAGACCAGATCCATTAGTTCCAGAATCATCAAAATTTGTAAAATCTCCAACTTTATATCCATCTCCACCATCTAAAACAGATAAACTATCGATAACGCCTGTAGTTACAGACTCAACGGTTGTTAATTGCCTTAAAAATTCGTTAGATTCTACAATAAAATCATTATCCGCTAATTCATCACCAACTTTATATGGGAAAGTATTTCTAGCTAAGTTAGAAGAATTAAAATCAAATTCTTGAGTTAATGTAGTATTAGTTGATATGAAAGGTGATCTAAAGGTTTTACCTATAAAGTAAGGGAAACTTGGTGTTAATATATTCGATTGTTGACTAGGTTGTAAACTAGCAAAGTATGCATAAATTCCATTTGGAAATTCATCAGTTTTACAGAACCTACCATTATGCTCATCAAGAGTACCTGATCCATCATAATGCCAATCATCAACAAAAAATCCTTCAGGGAACACACTTGTTGATGGACGATCAAGAACTTTAGTGGAATCTAAAACATAACCAGAAGTTACAATTCCAACAGTAGGTCCCAATTTAGAAACATCACTATAACCATATGGTCCATAAATTGGATTTCCATCATAAGCCCATCCAATTATTGGTGAATGTTTTGTTCCATCATCATTAAATGAATCTCTAATATTTGAAGTATATCCATGAACACTTAAGTGTAAACTATCTTCACCTTCAGAATTTAAACTGTAATTACCTTGTCTGTAAATATTGTCAAGAGTTAATTTTCTTACTCTAGGTTCAAATTTTGCATTTTTTCCTCTAGGAGTAACTGTAAATGTAACTTTACTGCCAGTATATCCAATACCAGGATTAATTACTAAAACATCTGTTAATCTCCCTTCAACAATTATTGGTCGAAGAACAGCACCATTTCCAATTAAATTTGTAGTTGTTATACCAGTTGCTTGTACTGAAACATCTGGAAGAGAATAATATTCCTTTCCTCTGTTTAATACTGCAACATCAACTATTTTTCCACCAACTATAGATCCACTTACTAAAGCATTCTTACCATTCTCAATTGTAATCTTTGGATTCTTTTGTAGATTTAGAATATCTGATCCATACTTAGTTCCTTTCTCATAAAGATAAAGATCTGTAATTTCACCTGTAACCACTGGAGTGAAATTAAATGATCCAGTAACAGTAGATCCAAATGAAACTTCTGCATTTACTTTAATATCTGGGAACTTAAATGTCTGAAATCCATCACCCTGAGAGTTAAAAGCAACATAGTCACGCCTTTCAAAATTAGTTCTATTTAAAGCTCCACCTATTGTAGAACCAGCATCTGCTAATCTAAATGAATCATCATCAACCTTTAACACATAATAAGAATGTGTTGGGTCTAATCCACCAATTGAACTTGCGTTCAGATAATCTTCTACTTTTATCTCATATATCTTTGAAAGACCAGTATTAACTGCCAAAGCACCCATAGTATATCTCTTACTACCAACTATAAATGATTCTCCAGTTGTATTAGTTCCTACGTCAATATAGTTTACTGTGAAAGTATAAACCCCAGTAGAAACATTAAGTCTTACTCTGTTTACAGGAGCAACACTGTAAACAAAATCTAAAGAAGTTTGCCAGTAACCAGTTCCACTATTTTCATATTCAACAAGATCACCATCGTTAAACCCATGACCCTTAAAGTTTATCTTTGCATATCCTACAGAAACATCTGCTGGTTTAACATGTAACTTTCTATATTGATATCCAAAACCAGGATTTATAACTTTAACTGATTGTAGTGTTTTCTTAGTTCCCGTTCTAAATTTATGAATACCTGCAGCATTGGTTGCTGTTGAGATACCAATAGTATTAATACCAGCAATTGCATCCTCATATGAGGTATGTAATTGGATTGTGCTTGAATTAACTACTCTAATATTATATCCAGCACCAGTAGCTAATCTTCCACTAGCAGTGTTTGAAACATCACCAAATAAACCTACACCAATAGCTGGATTTCCATTACTATTATAGTAAATGAGATCACCATTATCTAAGAAATGCTTGGTCTTAAAGGTAATTGTTTCATCTGCAATTGATAATCCACCAGAGAAGAAAATATCTCTACTATCAAACAATAATTCTCTATATCTTTGTGAAATAACTGGTTCCAAAACACAACCAGTACCATTACCACCAGTTAAAGATAGTGCCTTAACATCAAGAATATCAAAATCATGTGGATCAACAAATACTTGTTTAACTGTTCCTGTTATAACAGGTTCAACTAAAGCGGTTGTACCTGCACCTAAACTATTATCTACAACCAACCTTGGTGGATTGATTACATCATAATCTTCTCCACCATTATATACATCTACAGAATCAATAGGACCATAATAAATGTAATCATTTGAAATTGGAGTTCTTATTTGAACACCATCAATCAACATACCAATATCATTAACTGGTGTTTCTCTTTTCCCAGAAACAAATAAATCTTGACCTAATGGGAATGTTTTTAATATTTTATTTGCAGATAACTTCTTATTATATTCTAATTCTTTAGTAAAAGTATGAGTAGCAGTTATTGCATCACCTTCTGCTTTAAATCTAATGGCATCTGCACCATTACCGATCATTGCCCGTGAACGATATATCCTAATCTTAGCAGGAATATTATTTACTACCTCAACATAATATACGTCTCCAGATACAAGTTTTTGATCCCCAACTGTTAATGGAGCACTTGAAGTATAAACTACTGAATCTCCAGTAATTAACTCACTTTGACCAAAAGATGAACTACCTTTTATAATATCATAATCTTGAGTGTCTGCATCATACCCATCAAAATTAGCAGAAGCACCTGTATTTTCAAATATGGATACTTTAACTTCAGAAGGTATTGTGTAACTGGGTAGAGAGTTGGTTGCAACATACGCCTCTTTGTCATCATCAGTATATACATTCAATACATCAGAGATAATATTTGAATTACCCTCTAATATTTCTATACCATTACTTGTTGCTTTATTTAATTTTCTACGAATATCATAATATAAACCAAGAGTAGGAGTAAATCCAGATAATCCAGAAACTACTATTTGATTATTTGAATCATTAATATCAGTAATTTCTGCTAATGAAACTGCAACTGTATTGGAATTACGTAATAAAATCTCAATAGTATCTCCAAGTTTCAAACTAGACTTATCAATTGAACTACCTAAAGAAATAGTAGAACCAGAAATATCAAGTACTTGATATCTGCTACTGGTATTGTATATCCATGAATTAGCAAATATTTCCTTATAAGTTTTATCTGAAACTGGATTTGGTATAGATTCACCTACATTTTTAACAAATATTCTTTCTCCTTCAGATACTAAAGAAATATCAGAAACGGTTTTAAAATCAGATATTACACCAGTTATTCTTAAATCAACCCTCTTAGTTAAATCTCCATCTTCATATCCATAAATTGTTTCATCTGCTCTAAGATCAGAACCAATATCAATATTTTCTATTATATTAGTGCAACCAAAGAATTGATTAACTGTCTTTGAACTATATGTAATTGAGTTAATTCCACATAAAACATAACCAGTTTGGGCAAATCCAACAGTAGAATCTACAGAAACAACTGAAGAACCAATTGAAACTGGTTCTAATACTTTAGTTCTACCAGGAATAGTGAATATTCCCTCAATTAAATCTCTATCAGAGTATCCAACAAATAAAGAAATCTTATAATAAACCTTTTCATTTCTAGTTAATATCTCAACTTCAGATACAGAAGCATTTGTTCCCAAATCATTTGATTTAAAAATAGTTTGACCAACTAATTTTTGAGGATCACCACTAATTTTATCAACAATTATAACTTCTCTTCTTAAAAATTCTGCACTAGAAGGCTTAAGTAAACGCTCTTCTAAGTCTAATACTATAGATTCTTCACCATATAAAACTCTCAATAGAATTTTTATAGATTCTTCAATACCTTTTGATTGATAGAAACTTCTTGCATTTTTAATGAAGTTACCAACATCAAGATCTTTTGTAAAATCATTATCCTCTAAACCAGGTAAAAATGTTTTCTTTAGAGTTTTATAAAATTCTTGTATGAATAATACACTTAAATTGGTGACTGTTGCACCATTAGCATGAGATTCTGCCTTTGTAGACTCAAATACTAAACCTTCTTTATTGACATTATCTAAAGATGTTGATATACCAACATCAAACCCACTTACTCCACTAAATCCACGTATACAACCAAAAAATTCAAAATCACCTTTACTAGTATAAGTGATTATTTCATTACCAATCTTTAAAAGACCATAAGTGTCAGGAAAACCTTTAGTTGATGCAACACTAATTATTCCATCTGAATTAGTAATAGGTGCAATAAGAGTCGTAGTTCCATGAACAACTTCAGGAACTAGGTTATCAACCTTTAAATATTGATCTAAATTGGTAATTAGATCGGTTGAACCACCTTGAAATTCCTGAGAAAGGTAATATTGTTTAAAAAATTCAATTGTAGTTGGAAAATCCGACCTTACAAACTCAGGTAACTGACTCTCAACTATTTTGTTGATCTGGACTCTTTTATCAATACCTATGCTCATTTATTTTCTCTCTAGGTCTCCGTTTGAGTAACTTGAAGTGTAATAATCTCTTGTAAATACAACTCCTGATACATCTTCACCAGAAGCAATTACATCCTTAACCATATTTATCTTACTATTAGAAACGTCAAAACTGAGGTATAAATCCTTCAATCCAACTACATCATTAGAGTCTGGGAATGCTTGAATTTCAACCAAATTATTTGCCGCTACAGTTGAGGTAATATTTAGAGTGTTTAAAATAACCTCACCTTTAGTATAATCAACAGTTCCTGCTGATTTAGCAACAACTTTCAATTCTTCTTTTTGATTTCTTGTAATAACACTTAAAACACCCTTTCCACTTCCATCTAAAGTGCCATCTGCCTTTTTATTTGGAACATCTGTTATGAATACGGTATCATTTGATCCACTTAAGGTAAATCCAGTACTCTTAATATTAAATCCTTCAGGATTTATATGGAACTTATTACCAAAACACAGTTCATATTGTGTAAATTGATTCAAAAGAACTTTTAAATCTCTTCTAATTTTCAATTTGGTAATGTTTGATGTAATAGCACTATCAATTCTATCAATTAATTGCAAAATCTTACTATACTTAAATCTTCCACCAAACTTATTAATATCTACAGTTTGTGAGTACTTTGTAAGACCACCTAAGATTTTTGAACGTAAATCAACATCATTTGAAACTCTAGAACTATCGTAATAAATTGAGGAATCAATTTCAACATATAAAATCTTAAGATCTATAATTTCAGAGTTAATACCTGCAATAGCATAACTTTTTAATTTATTTTTAATCTGATGTTTATCAAAATCAGAAACATAAGTACCATTCTTTGGTTTAATACTAATCTGAACCTTACCGAATTGAGGTGGAGTCAATTCTTCCCCACCAATAACAGCAACAGACTCTGTTCTGGGGTAAATTGATTGTATAATTGCCTCATAATCTCTTGGTGTAACCGCCCTGTATTGAGCAGAATATAGTCTAGGTGCGAAATACTTAATAGAACTAACATTCTCTGCCTCAGAACCGTTTGTCGCAGGATTAACGGTGTTTATAGTGATTCCAGCAGTTGGTATAATAGTGTTTATGTTTGGTTCTGAATTTGGATCTTTATTAGAAAATGAACCTTGGAAAGCAAATTGTGAAGCACCATTACTTCCAGCACCATCAGTAATAATATATCTTACTGTTAAGATAGTATTATTTTCTAATTTTTTACCAAAGTATCCATCACCAAATAATAATTCATATTTCTCATCTTGAACTTCCTGTACAAAGAAAACCTCAGAATTCTTATCAAGATTGAGAATATTATCAATCATTTTGTATTCTCTACCAATACCTGTATCTGCAGGACCAGAAACAAATACTTTGATAGATGATATATCAATATTTGGATTCTGTAATAAGAATCTTTGATCATCTATTGAACTATCTGCTAAGAATTGAATACTTAATGAGGTTCCTTGATAAACTTCAACGGGAGATTCAGCACTTCCAAATGATGCAACACCATTATTAATAGAAGCATGTAATGGTTGAGTGATTGAAAACCTATATGTAGTGTTATTTGCAGATCCTACGCACACTAAACCTGGTTTTAAGTACAGTATAGGCTCAGTTGAATCAGTTGGTACATCGAAGTAAATTGATGCTGTTGCAGCAGATCTTGAACGGGGTATATAACCAATATTTCTTGCAAGAGAAACGACATTTTCTCTTATTTGTGCAGAATCTAAAAATGATTCGTTTGCAATTAGATTCGCATTAAATGAATTAATGTAAGTATTATATGCTAAAGTATCAATAAGTACTGAAAAGTTAGAACCTTCAAAGTCAAAATCACTAAAATCAGTATTAGCACGAAGATAATCCTTTATCTGTGCTTTTATTTGATCAAAATCTAAACTTGTAAATTGAGTAAAAGGCATATTATCTCGTTGGTTCTAAAAGGAATGAAAATGATTGTGTTGGAACAGATAATCCAACAATATCAAAAAATATAGTGACATTAAAGGCGTTTTGATCAAAGTATGGTTCTACTTCAACTTCCAATTCATTAACTCTTGGTTCATATTGCCCAATAGTTTCTACAATCTGATCCTCTATTACCATTCTGATGGTTGGATAGAAGTTTTCAAAGAGACTTGCTCTAATATCTGTTCCAAGATCCGAATTAAAGAACCTTTCTGTAGGGATTGTTTCAACTAAATTACGCACAGATCTAACTATTGCACGTTCATTCTTTAAGACAGGCAAATCTTTCGTCACTGGATGTGGCGAAAATGAAAGACTTATATCTTTAAATGCTTGAGAGGTACGTACCTGTGCCATCTAAATGGTATATTTAGTATTATCTCCCTTTATTTATACCTATTCTTCCGATTTCCTTTTTATACGGAACCTCCTGTGGGATATTCCTCTAACCATCCTGTTATTATATACTTATCACCGCCTATTGGTGGATTTCCTCGGTGTAAATGCGTCCAAAAAGCAGGAAATAACACATATTTTCCTACTTGGGGCTTAATTCTCACCGATTGATGTAAAAATTCAGTCTCTCCACCCTCGAAATTATCATTTAAGTACAAAAGACTGACTATTTGCCTAAAAGGTTGACCACCTAGTTGATCAGAATGCCAATCATGAAACCCTTCAGAGGGTCTTGTACGCTGTAATTTGCAGAATTTATGCTCTAAATTACGTATTTTAAGAGATTCGTACTTATCAAAGTAAATACCGAATGCAATATTTGAAAGATAGTTCCATTTTTGATATACAGCAGAACTACTTTGTGAAGTATATTCATCTATTGAAGGATGAGGCATACCACATATTTCATTAATAAAAATTTGAGTATCTTTTGTTCTTATACTATTTCTAGGAGTCTGCAACTTGGAATTATTAAGAAACTCAAAATAGTCAATAAGTTGACCCAGTCCTAATCGTTCTGGGTCAAATGTTATTTCTGTGATGAAATTATCATGATGAGTAACACCTAATACCTTAGGTCCATCATCATTCATCTTCCTTGTCCTCTAGATCTCTTTTTTGCTTTATTACGAGAAGTAGCAGCATATTTTGTATGCTTACCCTGCCCTTGACGACTCTTTTTGGGTATTGCTTCTACGAAAACGTTACCACCAAGTCCTTTTTTGATTGCCATAATTAAATTGCTCTAATTTCAGTTCTTAAGTTTTGTGGGTTGTGAGAACCATTATCATACCATTCGTATGCAAGATCCTCCATAGCATTAAAGTATTCATCTTGGGTGAGATCTTCATAAAGAAGTTTATCACCCTCAAAAATACTATATAACTCTTTGTTTTTCATGACCAACTCTGATACGAGGATCACACCATATTTCAAAACCTGCTTCTTTTGCATCTAAGCAGAATGAAACGTCTTCTCCACACATATCCTGAACTTCTCCTGATTCAAAAACTTGCATTTTTGGAGCAAACCAAGGATACTTCATTTCTTCGTGCTCAAATACACCATTTTTAATAAGTGTCCAACCAAAACCAGTATAATCAACTGTAAATGGTTTCTTTCTTTTCGAGATGCTTTCGATTGTTTCGTGATTCATTACACCACCATTTGAACGGAAATCATCTTCCTCCATCCAGTGTGCAACTGAAGTGGTTTTACCATCTTCTGTACAATACCAACCAGCAGCAATATCCTGATCCATTAGAATCAATTGCCAGAACTTCTCTGTATTGAATACAATATCACTATCAATCCATAGTTGATAATCATACTTCAACTGACCATCCCAAGGTAACTGATCAGGTCCACGTAGAACATTTGCACCTAAGCACTTACAACGTGCAAAGTTGACCATCGATGAATAATCCTGAGAGATTTGGATACTTGCTCCACTTTGTACAAGATCGAAGCATAGTTGTACAAAACTCTTCAAAAATGCATATGATACTCCTCTTCCTGGTAAACAGAATACAACTGTTTTACCTTTGACCATCTCCTTTGCCTTATCAAAATCCCATTCAGGTTCTTTTTTGACAACGGGAGATTTCGCTTTAACCGTAAATCCTTTTCCCATAATGTTATGTAATTACATTGATTATTATACCTCAATATACTTATAACGTCAATCAAAAAAGAGATGGTCGGTTTTCATCAAATGTACCAAACTGAGACATACACCATCTACCATAACCTTTTTCATTTAATTCTACATTTGGAACGGAATGTCCTATATGACCAGGAAAAATAACGCACCTATTATGCTTACATTCAATTGTAATATCATAATCATTAAAATATAGATCACCACCAGTAAATCTCTTTGGTTCTACATAAAACCACGTTAATATTGTTAATATAGTACTATCAAAATGAGACTTATAATGATCACCATCCTCATAATAAGAAATTAAAGTATTCCATGTATTCACTCTTAGATTATGATAATACCAATTATCTACATCTTTAAGATAAGGATATACTTTTTTATTCAAGTAATCTATATTTGAGAAACCTACCTCTTCAATTACTTGATCTAAGTAGATACCTTTATTTTGTTTTGTATAATTCTTATTCTCATCCATCGCACTACCACTTTCCTCAGGACCTTTTAACTTATCAGATAAGAAAGTAAGTTCTGTACATATCTTTGATAATTCGTATTCATTATACAAATCATCAATTATCACATAAGGAAAAGGTTCAGTCCGTAGATTCATAAAATGGATCAACACGATTCAGTTGAGTATCATTACCAAAAGGTACTTTAGGAAAGGTATTAAACGATATACTAATTCGATTTTGCTTCGTCTCATTTACAGCAACACTATGAGGTTGTAAACTTGAGAATATGATTAAGTTACCAGGAATCGATGCTATATCACAACTACTTGAAGTATAAGGGTTATAGGTATCAGGCACACTCTCATCTTTATAAAATCGATTCTTCTCTTTGTCAAACTTATCCGAGGGAGACGAGAAGTGATACGCAAAATTCTTCATATAATTATGAAAAGTAAGTGGAGAACCAGACTGCGAATCAGATTCGAGGTAAAAAACGCCACTTAACCAACTATTACTATGCCAGTGTGATGGTTGCTCAACACCAGGGCAATTTACATTTACCCAAGATTGCTGTAGTGTTGCTTCGTGTTCCGTTAGACAAACTACTCTTGCATACTCGTGAACAGAATCTAAGAAAAACTTTTCGAGGTGCTTAAGGCCATCAAGCTTATGTACATAACGATCTACAGTCTTTGCATTACCATTAATTTCTTGTTGGTATTCTAAAGTCTTAATATACTCTACCATCGGCTCTAGATCTCCACCATAACTAAACCCCATCGCAGGAGCCGCAGAGAAAAGGGGCAGTATCTCACCCCGTTGTTCAGTATTTTCCATTAAAAATAATTAATTGCAATTAGTATACGTTTCTTTTGATCAGTAGTTGTTGTACTAGAATGTGGACGAGAACCATCGTGAATTGTCATCTTATTCGCAATACTCATCGACTTGTTCTGATCCTGAAAAGGTTCTTCACCATTATCTTCACGTTTAAACTCTAAACTTGTTGGAGATTTATGTGCTGTAGAATCAACAACATTCTGACTTGCTAGAATGTTTACGTGCTCGTCTGCCATTAACGTATACCCATTACAAGTATTCATATACAACAAAGCAGCACTATGTGGGAAAGTATAATCTATATGAGGACTGTGTACCATAAACCTTCCTTGATTTACATACATTATCACTCTTGTTCTTAATAATGCTCTGACACCTAACTGTTCATATAATGGTTGTAACTCATTATGAAAAGCACTCTGTGGACCAAGATCACCATAAACTGGATGTATAAAGTAAAAAGCATCTTTACTATCAGATGATACATCTCCTTTATATGCAACCTCTTCTTGAAAGTTCCAATAAAATTGTGACTTTCCTTGATTAATAATTCCATATAGATGATCAAAGTATTCTTGATCTAAAAAATTAGGAATCTCTTCGTATAATTCTGTAGTAGGTGGAATCACCTTTTCAATAGCTGGCATCTTGTAATAAATCTCTTGTTTGATCTTCTGTATATACTATCTCTTCATACTCTATTTCATCCTTATAATACGAATGATATAACCTACCCCATATGATTTTAAACTCATAATCATCTAAGTCTTTAAAGAGAACTTCTCCTCTTAGATAGATGTGATAGGTACTACTCATTACGCTTCCTCTATAAAAATTAAACTTTTATCGGTTTTAAATTTGAGTTCTGTATCTTCAAACCATCCTTGATCATTTATAATCCATTCAGGTATTCTGACAAAATATTCACCAGTAACGGTATCAACCTCTATAGCGTGTGTTTCTTCTGCGGAATTTTTTTGCATATGATCACATTTGTCTTTGCCATTATATATCAATTGCTAATGTTTTGCAAGTCAACCTTGTGGGCGTTTTTTAACAGCGAAAAAAAATTTGAATTCTCTTGGAAATGTGTTTGGGTTTTAGAGATCTCTCGCTTTCGTAACACTTTGTAGGTTAGGGTAGTTAGTGGTTTTTAAACGGGGGGGCGGGGGCGACGAACCCCTGCCAAATCACGAACGAATGCCCCCCACGAATCAGGTGGCACTCCCTCCCCTGATCATCGCTCTGCGATCCCTCTTATACTGTGCCTTCGCACGAGCGATCACCCCTTCCAAATCTTCTACCATACACTTCCCCAACCCACGGGCGGGTGTGAATGTGCCGCCTCTACCTGATGAAACTCTGGTGAGAGTGCCTCTTATGTTTGTATCAGAAGCACGAACCGAACCGATTGCTTTTGCCATTACGCTGCTGCCCTCGCTCTGGTGATCTCCTTACGTGAATCAACCCACGAATACACCTGCTCATAAGTAGGCACGATGCCTCCCCCGTATAACCAATTCTCATAAGGGAACGGGAAGAGCACGGGCGAATCTAAAAACATTTCATCGGTTTCCTCATCACGTTCCCAACCGTATGCCAGATAACAGAGGTTGAGGATTTGCTCATCAGTAAACATTTAAATGCCCCTTTGTGTGTATGTTAATATTATAAAACCCCCACCCCACGAATGGGGTAAGGGTGGACCAGTTTAATTACTGTCCGTTGGTGTACTCACCCATTAGGCACTTACCGTAATATACGGCAGCGTATCCGTACTCTTCGGATAACCCAAGGCATAAACCCCAACACTCATCTAATGATTTTTTGATTGTATTCTCAAAAGGAGCAGAAGGGCATACCACGGTGTATGGGAAAGAAGGATTGAAAGCGGTTTGATTAAAATTGTTCATATACTTATTATACACACAGAAAACCCCCTTTTGGGGGTTCCGTGTGCCAGTTTGTTTACTGGCATCTATCCTCAAACATTTGCTGTGCTTTACGCTCTATCGCAACTAATGTTCCTGATTCCTGCCTGTGGCATAACTCAGTTAATTCATCATCAGTTAACTGGTTATGAAGGCGGAACTCTTCCCACGCTTCATCGTGGCACATTTCCATTAGTGCTTCGTGGTTTATAGAACTCATTTGAATGGTTGCTTATTACTCCTTTAGTATAGCAAAAAAAGAGGGGGTGTGAACCCCCTTTGTGCCAATTTAATAATCGTTTAAGATTGAGGTTCTTCTGCGTGGTGCATATTTGAGAACCGCTTCCTTTTGCCTACGCTCTGCTTCTTTAAGTGCTGCGTAGATTTCATTTGTTAAAGGTTGCATTTTAAAAAAGGCAGGTGGTTGTAAAAAGTATTATACTAAGGATAGCAAGGGCATTTCTTTCTTCCCTTACATCTTTAACACTTTGTAACGCATCAAAGATTTGTGCCTTAGTGTTTTTCAAAGTGACTTGAGTCATTTGTTAAAAATCGTTGTTAGATTTCAGATAGTCATCAAGGTCTTTCTTTGTATCATCTGAAAGAGTTTCAGATATGGCATCCTCCATGAGTGCTGCGATTGCATCGTCTGTGAGGTAGTCATCGAAACGTGGGAAAGACATTGAATTAAATCTGATATGTGAATAATAGGCGGTTGAGAGGGCAACCGCAACCCATGTTGTGCCAGTTTAGTTACTGGTTAGGTTATCAAAGAAATCCTGTGGTAATGTCTTAGCATTAACCCCGTCTAACCATTTGTTGATGTGGCGACTGGTGGTTACTGACCACTTACGCTCTGTTCTGTAGTACTCATAATCTGGAGTCCTAGCAGCGACAGGAGTGTTGTAAGAGAAAAATACTTGATGTCCGTCGGCAAGTGTAATCTGAGTTTGATTAGTGCCGAGTTTGAGGAGTTGCATTTAGAATCCTTTGGTTGTGAACAATTTAATAATAGCAACTCAGGGAGGAGTTACCACTCAGAGTGTGCCAGTTATAAAACCTGCACACCGTACTGTTGAATTTCTTTCTGAGATATGGTAATACCAATACGGGGATCCTTTGCGTTCCCTGCTCTCTTCTTAGGGTACTGCTTCTTTGCCTTTGGTAATGCTATTCTTAGCACATCAGCAGCATTAAGTTTCCACACTTCGGCAATCTTTCCGCCATCATACCGTGCGTAATAGTGGTTAGCATACTTACCAATCTTATCTTCAATAAGGTATCTCTCCTGCTCTTCCCACGTATCCTGCACGGAAATTCCGTTGTAAGTTGCATTAATTGATTTGGCAATAGTGCTTTTATACTCACAACCTCCCTGCTCATCAAAGGCATCTGCCCCTGAATAATCATCTGCGATACGATGCCCCAAAATACCTGCCATATGAATCTCACGGGAACGGGCATAACTGAAAGGATCGCCCCACCCCTGATCTGCACACAGGGTATAAAGTTGCTCATAGAGTGCTTGATACTGAAGTTCTGGTGTGGTGTTCATTCCTTTAGGTTGAAACTTATACTAATATTATAAAACCCCACTCCGTAGAATGGGGTTTATGTGTGCCAGTTTATAAACTGGATGAGATCCTTTCCCATACTTCAGAGAATCGTGCTGAAGTGAAATTCTCATTTCTGAAATCAGCATCCTCTTCGGAGTTGAACTCTTCATCCCATTTCTCTGGGAGATCGAAGGCGTTTGATTGGCAGAAAACTTCGTTGATAATCTGAAGATCTTCTTTAGAGAGATTCATTTCTAAGATTTGTTTGGTACTCTTTAATAATAAACCCCCATCAGGTAAAATGGGGGTTGAGTGTGCCAGTTTTTCAATCGGCACATACGAAATTCATAAACCTCTTAGGTAGATCCCATCCACCCACACCCTTAAACCTTCTGCTGCTAAGGCGTTGATAGATTCTTACAACCTCCCGAAACTCATAGATGGTAAGATCATCACCCTCCCAATCCTCAAGGTAATCGGTGTTCTCAGTATCAGGTGTGCCATCAGCGAAGGTGGGGCAACTGGCGAAATCTCCTGTGTAGGGTGAGATCCAGAAGTGCCTTCCCAAAAGTTCTGATTGAATCATTTAAAATGTTCATTTGTTGTACCCTCTTACAATACACCAGATTGAAGCGAGTGGTGTGCAGAGTGTGCCAGTTCACAAAGTGGCACAAGATGGGTAGATTTTATGTGATGAGGAATTATAATAGATGTAACAACTGAAAGAGGTGAGGGGTATCACCGAGGACAAAAATCTTCGACACTCCCCCTGCGATGAAATATTATTATGTAAAAAGAATTAATACCTATGTGCCAGAAATAATAGTGGCACAAGGTCGGTTGCATAGGAGGAACAACCGACTATAATACAGTTTATTAGGCGGCACACTTACAAATGCCCCTAAGATCTGTATGCCAATTCATAGACTGCACACACCTGCGTGTAACATGCGTATGTGTGCATTATAATGCGTCTATGTGATTACATTATATCATACATGATACCTATGTGCAAGTGTCTCGTATGATGTGTCTCGACGTGCATACATCTCGTCATGATCATCTAGATGACATGATGTATGTGTATAGTATGATGATGAGATCTCGTCGAGATCAAAATCTAGTTGACAATCTAGTTGATATGACATGAGAATCTAGTCGAGATTAATCTAGTTGATGACTGTATTATACCAGATCTCGTCGAGATTGTCAACACGAGATTATGTGCATATCTCGACTAGATTTTTTCCTATAAAATCACGAAGATCTCGAAGAAATTCTGTGTCCTTATGGAGAAAAAAAAATCCTGAGACTTGACAGATCGCTCGCCTCATGGTACGCTCGCTAAACTTGCATAAGTCTGAGTGATAAACCTACTAATTATAACACTTATTCAACCCTTATTTGATACTTAAGGATAGTATCCTGAGAATATTCTCAATAAGGAGATAAAAAACAGAAACATATTTATAAAGGTATTTAAAACCTTATTTTAATACTATTTCAAGACAATATGGTATAAAAGGATACAAAACCCCTAAAAGATTACTGATAGAAACCCCTTACTTATTCTCTACATCCAAGGAAGACTACTACTCTCTCTTATCTCTCTATTCTCATCAAAATCATACTTAGTTTTTGGTGGTGCAACACTATTTTCTATCCTTGTAACCTCTGTACTTCCTAACCCTGTTTTCACCCATCCTATGACATTTTCCTCTGTTAAATCTGCAAGTGCTATGGTAGGTGAAGTCCCTTCCAAATCCATAGTATCACAGTACCTATTTGTCTGTAATGTGGCACTCAGTCCTACGCCTACTTGTTCTCTGCAATACACAACATAACTCACACTATCTACAAGACCATTAGACTTTAAACTCCTCAGTCCACTCACACTCCACGTCGTTGTGATTCCTACATTATCTTCTGTTGGGTGCATTACTCAGTTACCTATGATTACTTGCTATTTATTTCTTAGGAGTATATCATATACACTCTGTGTAATAGCAAGACTCCTGCTATAACATATAAACTTACTCTCAACTTACTGAACATCAATATACCTTCCTTCTTGACTCTTATAACCTGCATAAGGGTCTTGCGTCTTATTTTCAGGCGGTCTGTCACTCGTTAGCTCGTCTCTCCTATTTCTGATATATTCTAATTCTCCCCAATGCTCTCTATTACACAATAATAATATATGAATGTTCTTATGCCTATGAGGTTTGCCAGATGAATAAACACAATGAGGTTTGGGTTTCACTCCTAACTCAATAGTAATATACTGACTAATAGAGTTCCACCCATCCTTAATACGTTTCTTATTATCAACTGGGTCACCTTTAAAATATACCCATCCTTCATGAACTTGCCCCAAAGAGTTAGTCCATTTTACATAATCATCAACTTGTGGTTCATACATTATCTGGAATCGCTCTTAGTAGGTTGGGGTTTAATCCTTCTGCTATTGCTTCATCCAATCGTGCCTTTGCTTGATCCTTTGTCAACCTAACTGCCTTCTTATCTAATACTGACCACCCATCAGTACACAGTTCTTCAATCCTATAAAGTTTGTCCATTACTACTCACCTACTATTCTAAAGTCTTCTGCGATTGCGGACTTATCCATCTTCATACTATTTGTTATCCACTCTTGTGCTGCCTCTTCAGACACAAATCCACCAATTTGTTTATTCCACTGCTGACCAGGATTAGAAGTATCCTCTCTGTCTGCATCAGTAACATGACTTCTTATTTTATCAACTCTAAAAGTTGTACTGCTCTTTTTTTTCCTTGCCATAGTTCTATGTGATAAATGCGTCTATGATATTTGATTCGTAATCATCTGCTAATTGCAGTTTTTGTGCCTTGATTACATTAGGCATAATACGATCAATATAAGTTTCATCAAATCCTTCTTCCTTTGATAGTAACTCAAATGCTTCTGAATCATCTTCAGCAATTACATTTACAATACCACCATACTCAGAAGATGGAAATGGAACCCAATAGTCAATAATATAAAGATATTTCATTTGTTATCTATAATACCACTCTACCTTTAGATTGTAAACCTCTGTGGTGTTCTTCTAACTTCTCTTTAATCATCTTTAACTTATGTTGTAACTCTGGATGCCAATCTTCATTAATATAATCTTCTAAATGAGCGATATGTTCCAACGCAAAGTTTAACTTAGTCGCATCATTCATTCTCATACTACAAACTCCTTCATATAATAATCTAAATCAACTTTAAGTTCGTCTGCCTTATGTTGATAGTATGATTGATTATACTTTCGGGTTGATTCTCTTCTCAAATAATTAAGTTCTTCGACACTTGCATACTCCATAAAAGTTTCAAGTGCCTTTTCAAACTGTTCAAGTTCTTCTTCACTCATGCTGTTAAACCTGCTGCACCCTCAAAACATTCTGCTTCTAATGTATCATTCATATAATTCTTCATACTTCGCAGACTATCAACAGTTAATTGTGTTGCTCTCTCTGCTTCTTCATGACTATCAACGTGGAAAAACTCATCTTGCATTATGTCTTCCAAATGATCCTGTAATAGATTAAAAACTAAATCAAACTCTTCGTTAGTAAATGTTACTTCTTTCATCGGACTTAGGGGGTGGTGGTTGATACTAATTATAATACTTTTCCCCTTATTTGTCAATCTCTTAACATTACTGTATTAACTTACCTATACTAATCACAATTAAAAATGATAACATAATCACAACATCCCACCCTTTTGTTCTTACAAAGTATGGCATACTTAGAAAATGACTCACCAAATACATTCCTGCACCGATTGTTGCAGATACATTTAACACAACAAAGTATGATATAACAATCAATACTGATCCGATTGCTCTACTTAATGAATCAATCTTAATCATGGAAGTTTGGTATAAACTCCTCTGTTAATTCATAATGTGCGTCAACTGCTCCTTCTAACTCTTCAAATACTCTCTCAATCTCATCAGTAGTTTGTCTTCTATGTGCGTGACACTGTAAGATGAATAGTATTGTGCTAATCTCTTTCTCTGTTAATGCACAGATTAACTTAGTTTCGCTTGTCATTGTCCTTTGCCTCATGATAAAGAAAATAATACTTAACTGTTGGTGATGCTTCTTTTAACTCTTCATACACCTTAGAGTCTAATGGTTCCATCATGTTAACCACTTTTCATCAGTTGTTTCTAATAGTTTACCTACCTTATACTCATATCCTTCACAATACTCAACCTCTTCATAATGTTTGCAATGTTCAAAATCTTTTGCAATTCTCTTTGCTTCAGTTTTATTTTCTGCACCAACTGTTACTGAATAGTAAACAATTTTCTTTGCCTCAAATGTGTAACTGTTTAATAGTTCGCTCATTACTTTGCCTCCAAGATTTTAATGAATACATCATCAACTAAGGGATGTAATTCGTGGTCAGTTTCTAATAATGTTTCATACAATCTGCTCATTTGGTATAACTGATCGTATGTAAATGTTAGTGAAGTCATTAGTTTAACCCCCAGTTGATTTTAAGATAGTTGTCGTCGTGTAATCTTGGAATGTCATCAGGATCACCAGTTTCAAAGATAAACTCCTCGCAGAAGTATTCAGCACTAATGCCTCCTAACTCCTCACATGCCCGAAGAATTTCATCACAGTCATCAGCGTTCATACCCAGTTCATCAACCAAGTAGTCGATGTCTGCAAAGATTTGGTTTTGAGTTGTTCTCATTTGTTTAAAAGATTGAAACGGTTTACTTGTTTAAATTTTGGATTCTCAAGTATAATGTCTCTTACTCTCTCACGATCTAAACTATCACCAAAACCCCAAGAATAATGTTCATACTCAATATCACCCTTCTCTATTCTATCCTTGTAGGTAAAGAAAGCATTGTAGATGTCTCTCTTTTGTAATCCTTCAATAGGATAGAGTGCATCAGAAGCACCGTAGAATGACCAAACATAATCAACAAAGTCATTCAACTCTTTAACTGGTCTGTACTCTGGTAACATTAAACTGCCCTC